CGACATCGATCTTCTCATTCATCTTTACTTTATTCGTCCGGTCAGAGAGGGCCATTTGAATCACATTCATCGCAGGCTCGGCGAAGGTCTTCATCCGCGCCCCGATCGTCTCCTCATAAATCCGCTCCTGAAGCTTCGCAATCTCTTCCGCAATGAAGGGATTCTTCAGGAGGATGCAGACTCGCGAAGTGGGTGATTGAGAAGATTGATGGGAAAGCGACACAGAAGATCGAGGCGGGTGAGAATATGCTCGCGGTCCTGATGGACCGTCTCGATGCTGCGAAGACTTCCGGTCGGCCCGTCTTTAATGTAACGAATGTGACAGTGAACTCCACGACTCCTCAGGATACGTCAATTGACATCACCCCGAACTCCGTCAGAGAAACGCCGCAGATCTCCGCTCCTCGGAGTGAGGAAGACGAACTCTCAGACTGGGTCCTCTCCTTCGACTCTAAGCGGAAAGATTGAGATTCGATTGACGGAGGAGGCTCCGCCCTCTCATCCTTAAAGCCTTCTCACAATCAAGGACGGATTAATGATTTCGAATAACCCTCGGTTACCCGCGGATCTCTCACGCTTCGTCGCAATCACCCCGATTATCAATTCGCCCGGGTATATGATCCGCGCGGAGAATTATTTTAAATTTAAGCGCGTCTGTGAGGAGGCGGGAGTTCGTCTCGTTACGGTCGAGGCGGCATTCGGTGCGCGCCCCTTCGAGGTTACGGAGAGGGATAATCCGGATCACGTGCAGCTTCGGACGGTGGATGAATTCTGGGCGAAAGAGAATCTCCTTAATATTGGAATGTCTCATATTATGCAGATGCAGCCGGAGACGAGGGAGATCGGGTGGTATGATTCGGATCAATTCCCTCTCTCGATCACCCCGAGACAGTGGTTCGAGGAGACGTGGCATGCGCTTCAGAGGTATGAGATCGTGCAGTGTTGGGAGTATCTGATTAATTTCGGACCTGACGGTCAGCCGATTTCCTCTCCTCAGATGTCTTTCATGAAGAGTTACGCGCAGGCGGGTTTTAAGATTCCGAAAGGGAAGCAGGTGAAGCATACGCTCGCGGGGAATTCGGGGATGGTCTCTCTCGGCCGTCCAGGTCTCGCCTGGGCTGCGAATGTCTCTGCGCTAAATAAATTAGGTCGACTCATGGACTTCTGCGTCCTCGGCTCCGGAGACTGGCATATGGCCCATGCTCTCGTCGGAGGGATCTCGCTCGAGGGGGGATACTCCTGGGAGGCGACTCGCCTGACGGGTTATATGAGAAAGATGCTCGAGTGGCAGACGAGAGCGGAGAGACACATTAAGAGAGACGTAGGTTACGTCACCTCGACCGTCGGTCATTGGTATCATGGGAATAAAGAAGATCGGCAATACGGAAGCCGCGGGGAGATCCTGATCCGCAATGAATATAATCCGGAAACGGACATTAAGTATGACGTTCAAGGGATGATTCAACTCGAGAGCGAGGAGCCGAGACAGCTCGTCCTCCGTGATCAGATCCGCGGGTATATGAGTTCGAGAAATGAAGATTCCGTGCCTTTGCGCTGAGATTTAAATAAAGAATTAGACTAAACTAAGGAGATTTATATGGCAGTAGTAGAATTAAAAACGGGCGATGTGATTGAGCTTCCCGTCGGATTGAAATGTTACCATAATCAGAATCAGGCTCTGACGGAGATCCTCGAACCCGCTCTCGTCGTCGTCGAGACGACACGGGATCTCGAACCCATGCAGGTCACAGGAGTCGACGCGCATTTCGAGCGCTGCTTCATGGTTAAGGCTCGCGCGCTGAATAAGGCGGACGGAAAGTATCATCCCGAGGGAGCTCTTCTGACCTTCGCCCAGTTCGGCGACTTCCGGACGGAGTTCGTCCTCCCCGAGGCGAACGCGAAAGTCCTCCGTCGTTTGGTGAAAGCCTTCCTTCCGCCCGATCCGATTGGGTAATGCGGTGAGTCATTGCACCGGGGACGGGACTTGACGCCCTCTCCGGTCACCCTTACGCTTAATTTACACTATAATTGACTGTGTTACACACCTAGAGGTTACCGCTTGACGACCGAACTCAGTTCCGATCCGCTTGAGCGGTACTCTCAGTTTCGCGCTGACCCCTGGCTCTTCCTGAAGTACTGCGTCTATACGCATGATGAAGTTGATCAGGACTGTCCGATTAAGCGGTATCCGAGTCATCTCCTGTATCTCAAACTCCTCGTTCTCATTTGGATGAAGAAGAGAAAGATTGCGAATCCGAAGTCTCGCCGTCTGACCGTCTCATGGACCTTCATCGGACTCGCCCTTTGGGATTGCATCTTCCATAAGGGCCGGAGCTGGGCTCTCGTCTCGAAGAAGGAGGAGGATTCGAAGGAATTGGTCCAGCGGGCGAATTTTATTTACGATCACATTCCCGTCGATATGATTTCGCCGGATCTCCTCCCGAAGAAGAAGCGCGGGGAGATGCAGTCCTCCCCTCCGGCGCTCGAATTCCCGGACATTTATTCGAAGATTATGGGCTTTCCCTCGGGCGCGAATCAGATGCGTCAGCGTGGTTTCTCCGGTCTCTTCTTCGATGAAGTCGCATTCTGGGAGGAAGCTGAGGCCGCTTACGCTTCGGCTGAGCCGACAGTGAAGGGCGGAGGACGGATGATCCTCGTCTCGACGAGGTTCCCCGGCTTCTTCAAGAAGGTCGTCTACGATCAGCTCGATGCGAAGGATCTTAATTTCGCCGAAGTCCCTCCCGTGGCGGTTTCCTCTCCAATCGAGGGAGTCGACGTGTGGGAGAACCCGAAGAACGGTTTCACTGTCGTAGATGTGAGTCATAGGGCGAACCCTGCGAAGCGCTCTCCTGAGTTCGAAGCGGAACTCATGAAGACCCTCCCCATTCATCTCTTCCGAATGGAGTACGGGAAGTCCTGGAGTACGTTTGAGGGAAAGGCGGTTTATGAGGATTTTAATGAGAATATTCATGTCACCTCGGTCCGTCCGAAGCTTCATCTCGGACTCCCTCTCCTTCTCGGATGGGACTCGTCCGGACTGACCCCAGCGGTCGTCTTCGCGCAGCTTCAAGGGGAACAGCTTGTCGTCCTTCGGGAGTTCGTAGGCCCCGGGTTAGGGGCGCTCCGCTTCGTCCCCGCGGTGAAGGACGTTATTAACCTCAATTTTCCCCAGATTACCGATTACGACAATCAGGTCATCTCATGGTTCGATCCGGCGGGATTTCGGAAGAATGAGATTACGGAGCAGACTTACCTTCAGGCCATGATGGCCGGGGGATTTAAGCAGATCAGACCCGGTCCGATGACATGGAATAAGCGGGTTGAGGCGGTAACGCATTACCTCATCGGTCTCGCCGGGGGTAAACCGAAAATATTGATCTATGAGGCGGACTGTCCGATCCTGACTGCGGGATTTAAGGGCGGCTTTCGCTACCCGGACTCCGTCTTGAATGTCGAACCGGATAAAATGCGTCCGATTAAGGACATTCACAGTCATCCGCATGACGCTTTTCAGTATCTCTGCGGAGGATTGCGCGACTTTCGCCGATCGAATTACACTTTAGACATTCCGACCCCGAATTATGGCTTTCAAAAACCTCACGAACAGAAGGATTCATCATGGCTGAAGCGAAAATGACCGATAAAGAAATTATTAATTGGATTCTCGCCTGTCGAGATGAGGCTGAGGAGGCGAAAGAGTCTCGGATGGCCCGGAATAAGGCGAATTATGACATGTTTCATCTGAGACATGACTTCAGTCATAAGGAAGAGGGTCAGAGTCAGGAGATCCTCTCGAAGCAGAGCATGGCGGTTGAGCAGAATAAGAGTTTCTTTCAGCAGGCTCTCGCGGACATCGGTGATTGGTGGAAAGCGGACGCGGCTTACGCGGATCTCGAAGAGTCGATGATTATTAAACCGCATGAGATTACGAAATTGACGAATTATATGCTCGAGCAGGCGTTGTATTTCAGTCATGTCGGGAATTCGATCGAATCGGCGATGCTCGCCTCTTTGGTGATTTCGAAGACGTACGGCTGTCTGAAGCCAAAGCCCCGCTTCGTCTCCCGCCGCTCCGGCCGAGGGAAAGGTCTCCGCAGATGGGTCGATAAGGTTGAAGATAAGACCTGGGAGATTCGCTTTTCGATCGTCCGGGCGGAGAATTATTATCCCGATCCGACAGGGAAAGGGCTTTATGAGATTGAGGATTCCTTCCCCGACTTTCATGAAGTAAAGGCGATGGCGGAGTATGATGAGGATTTTGACTCAGGCCTCATTGATTCACTCCCTCGCGCAGGAGTCCCTGACGCTGACGAAGAGACAGGGAAGGCGAGAGAGAACGGACAGGATGAGGTCATCTCGGGTCACCGGCCGAAGGTTGAGCTGACCGAATTCTGGGGGACGATCCTGAATAAAGAAGGTGAGATTGTTTACGAGAATGTTCAAGCGATCGTGGCGAATGACAGTCATTTGATTCTCCGACCGCGTCCGAATCCTCTCTGGCATCAGAGGACCCCGTATACCGTGAGCCCTCTCATGGAAGTCGCGAACTCCGTATGGCATAAGGCTCCGATGGACGCACCTACGATGCATAATCATGCGCTGACTGAGATGTATAATTTGATGGTCGATGCGGCGATGAGACAGGTTCATGCGGTCAGTCAGATTCGGAAAGACTGGCTCGATAATCCGGCTCAGGTGAGTGACGGTATTCCCGCGGGTTCCGCTCTCGTCGTTAATTCAATGTGTCCTCCGGGCGCGAAGGTAATGGAGCCTCTGACCGCGGTTCAAATTCCCGCGGACGCATTTAATATCTTCAATCTCATGGGACAGGAGTTTAATGCCTCGGCCCTGACGAATGATCTTCGCTCGGGCGTTATGCCCTCGCGTGAGATGAAAGCGACAGCGATCGTCGAGCAGAGTCAGACGATTACCGGAGTCTTTCAGGGGATGGCGAAGAATTATGAGGCGAGACAGAGTCAGAAGGAACTCGAACTCGCATGGATGACGACAGCGCAGAACTGGGATCAGATCGATAAGGAGATCTTTATCTCCCTCTTCGGGCGGGAGCGCGGTGAAGAGATGGCCCAGATGAGCCCTCAGGACGTCTTTGCGAATACGGTTAATGGATTGAAGTTCCGAGTCTTCGGCGTGACCCTCACGATGGCAAAGGCGCAGGACTTTCAGAAACTCATGACCCTCCTTCAGACTCTCGGCGGATCTCCCGTCTTGATGGAAGAGTTCGTGAAGAAATACGATCTCGGGAAAGCTCTCGGTGAGATTATGACCTCATTGAATATTGATAAACATAAATTAGAGATTCCCCGAGCGGCTCAGATGACGATGGAGGCCCCGGTTGAGGGAGTCCCCGGAGCTGAGCCGGACATGATGAGTCAGGTCGCGGGTCCCCCCGGAGGATCGCTGAAGGAAATGCTCGGAGCGGCCCTCCCGCAGTCTGAATTCCCCGGAAGTCCTGCGACGGCCGGAGGGGGCGTCTGATGACGGACTCTGAGCGGAATGAACTCCTTCAGGAGGCCAGGATTTATGCGATTGCAGCTCCGACGATCCTCGCCCTTCTCGAGAAGAGAAAGAGGATCGCGCTCGAGTCCCTTCAGTCGGACTTCAGACAGGGGAAGACAGATAACCTCGCCCGGGTCGCTGAGATCACCTGTCTCGGTGACCTCGAGAGAGAGATTAAGCAGAAAGAAGCAATTTACAATACAATGGAGATGAAGAAATGAGTGAGATGCTGAAGGAACTCGCGCAGGCGAAGGAAGAATCGAAACATATCGCGAAGACCGGTGAGGGAGGGAACCCCGATGGCCAGACAGACGAACTCCCCGAAGGGTCATCCCCGCTCGAGGCGCGCCAGGCGTCTTCAGAAGGAGAAGAAGAGACTCCCGAAGAAGCATCCGAGTCTGAAGCCCCTGAAGGGGCCAAAGAAGAAGAAACCCTCATCCGAATCGGAGACCGAGAGTTTAAGACTCAAGCCGAAGCCATCCGATACGCAGAGGAGCTCGAGCGAAAAACCGAAGCAGCAGAGCTTTACAATCAAGGAGTTCGTGACGCTCTGGCATCAAGCGGACGGGGCGAACAGCCCGCGGAAGCGGAGCCTGAAGACAATTTCGAAGAGCGCTTCTATGCGAATCCGAAGGAAACCTTAAGGGAAGTTCAATCAAAGGCGAGAGATGAGGCGATTGCTGCGATTAAAGCGGAGCAGAATAGGGAGGTCCTATGGGGACGCTTCCTCTCGGACAATCCGGACATTCGTCGGAAGGATGCGGAAAGGATTCTCGCCGAGAACGGAGATACGATCGGACGAATGACCGACGTTGACCGGGCGATGAAGCTTCTCGCGCAGAAGACTCGCGCGGAATATGAGGAGATCAGGGATCTCGGAAAACCGCGGACGGAGCTTAAGAACAAGCCGATTCAGGCCGTTAGTCCATCCGGTGGGAGCCCGAGAAGTGTAACACCGAAGAAAAATGACGGTCCCCCCTTGAGTTTCGCGGAAGAAATGCGAAGAATGAAGAATCAACGTTAATTAAGCCGCACGGTAGCGGAAAAACCTCACCAAGGAAGGTACTCTATGGCTCAACACAGTTGGGTAAATGACGGCCCGAGCGGCGTCTATAAGAATCACGATCTCTCTTCGAAAATCCGCATGGCTTCGATCAAAGAAGCTAAGTTCATGCAGTTCGTAAAGCCCGAAGAGGGTTACGGGAAGAAGAAAGGTGAGTCTGTTACTATTACTCGCGTTTCGAACGTAACCGTTCCGAGCGATGACGCTTTGAATGAATTGGCTCGCATCCCTGAGGACACTTTGTCCCTCAGCACTCAGGCGATCACCGTTTCGGAACGCGGTCGCGCAATCCCTTACACTAAGTTGAGCCTGGACCTTTCCTCTTTCGATCTCGGAAACGCGATTCAGAAGAAGTTGAAGGATCAGTTGAAGCTGCGTATGGATATTGCTGCATCTACCGCCTTCAAGGCCGGTAAGATTCTCGCAATCCCCACCGGAATCTCTGAGACTACCTTCGAGACCGATGGCGCTGCTTCCAATACCGCCGCTTCGAACTTGAACATGTTCCACGTGGAATCTGTTCGCGATTACATGTACTCGACCCTGAATATCGCTCCTTATATGGAAGACGATTACGTTTGCGTCATGATCACTCAGGCGAAGCGCGGTCTGATGCGTGATCCGGCCTGGGTTGACTGGAAGAAATACACCGATCCCGCTGCGAAGTTTAACGGCGAAGTCGGTCGTATTGAGAACATCCGTTTCGTAGAGACGAACCACACTTCGGCTCTGGTCGATGGTCTGGGCACTGGCGATGTAATGGGCGAAGCCGTATTCTTCGGCGAAGACCCCGTAACAATGGCCGTTGCAGAAGACCCGCACTTGATCGCCGAAGAGAACGTCGGCCACGATTTCGGTCGCTCGAAGTCGGTCGCATGGTACGGGATTTACGGTTTCGGACAGATCTGGTCTGACTCTGCGAACGCTGGCGAAGCTCGCGTCGTATATATGACCTCGGCCACTTAATTGACGGAAATAGGAGAATAAATATATGGCATACCCGCAAAAAGGCACTCATCTTAACTTCTTCGTCCCCAACATCCCCGTTGCTGCAAACGCAGCGGAGGTTTTGAAGGAAATGGACATCGGCGCATCTTCGGCTGATCACGGCGAACTCGTCTGCGTCCGCTCCTGCTATGTGACTCAGGTAGGTTTCGCTGTTACTGGCGAAGCTGTCTCTGGAACCAGCGTCGCTCCAACCGTAATCTTCACTAAGCGTCCGACTCCTTTGTCGGCGACCAGTGAAGCCGTTGCGGCAACCCTGACCGTTGCCTCGGGCACCGCAATTGGGAAGGTTGTTTACGAAAACATCACTCCCGTTGCTTTCGCCGTAGGTGATTCGATGGAGATCAGCCACACGATCGGTACGGGAACTCCGACCGGCATGGGACTGTATTACTTCATCTGTGACGAAGATCCCGAAGTTCCGGGGAATAACACTGACATGGTAGCAGGCTAACTATGGCGAATATCGCTGTAGGAGACGTGACTCACCTAGTCCTGAATCAGCGTAAGATGGCGGACTCCCGGAATATGAACCGGGTCCGTCTTTCTTTCGGCGACAGTTCTTTGACTTATCCCGCAGGTGGAATTCCCATTGCGAAGGGTAAGATGGGCTGTCCGACCGTGATCGAAAGCATCGTAATCGTAGATAAAGGAACCTCCGGGTATACTTTCACCTACGATCAAAGTGCTGAAAAGATCGTGATGCATCAGGCTCCGAAGCACGGCTTCCTCGTTACGAAGGGCGCTATTGTCGCGAGTACCGAACTCGGTCTCTCGGCTGACGCTGCGACTGCGACTGTGAATAATAACACTATCGCCTCGACCCTTACACTGACGACTAACAGTCCCATCGTCGCCGCCGCTCTTTCTGAGCCCAGCGCCGTTGCAATCGCCGCTCAGGTGATTGAACTCGAAGTCATCGGTTATTAGTTGACGAAGTTTCCCTCGGTCGAAAGACTGGGGGAAACACTTTCAGGAGATTGCTAATGGATGAGAATAAACCCAAAGGGTTCGACCTTCGCGTGACTCACCGGGATGAAAAGACCGGACTCGTAACACATACTGACCCGTATACTCTTCGCGTAATGGGAGAGGGTTCGGCGAAAGTTCGTTACTGGGAGCGCCCGGCCGGATCGGGGAATCTCTTCGATAAGAAGGGTAAGCCTGCGGGTCGCTGGGATAAGGGTCAGCCTGAGGGGAAGAGACTCCTCGCAGATGCGGAGCATGTCGCAGTAATTCCCGTCCTGACACAGGATCAAAAACTCCGTCAGCAGATGACTGAGGATAAGGCGAAGATCGCTCAGCTCGAGCGCGAAGTCGCCTCGATTAAGGCTGAGAAGGAGAAGGCGCGTCCCGCTCCGGCTCCGCAGAAGAAAGATTTGGGAGCCTAAGACTCCCCTTTTAGGAGGACGTTTTGGCCCAGTTCCGTACTACCGCTGACATTATCGATGCTGCTCTCCGCAATGCCGGAGAGGTTACGAATGGAAATTCATCCTACGAGAGTGAAGCGCTCGGTTTCGTAAACCGGGTTCACTTCTCCCTGATCTCAGGGGGAACGATTGCTCTCGGGAAGGATTCGACGGTTGAGATTGATGAGACATGGAGCTGGGCGAAATCCCGCTCCCCTCTCCTCCTCGAACTTCAGCCTGCGTATGATACGGGATCGATTACGATCTCCCGCGGTAATGAAGCGGGGACGTTTTATCCCGCTCCCTCAGTCTCCCTTCAGGGGTATCATTTGAGGATCTCCGGACGAGAGGAGACCTTTAAGATCGCGAGTCATGCGGCGGATGCAACGGCCTTTGAACTGGATTCGGCTTACCCTGACACTTCAGTGACCGCAGTCGCCTTCGTCGCTTTCAAAATCGATTATACCCTTCAGCCCGCGCACGTAATCGTGACGGATTCGAATAATAAGATTCAATTTCAGAAAACCGCGGGGACGACTCTCACAGGAACTCTTACGAATGGAGTTTACTCTCCCTCTGAGCTCGCGACTCACGTCGCCTCTGTGATGACGACTGCGGCCTCCGGGCCGACGATTACCGGGTCTTACTCCTCCCTGACGGGGAAATTTACTCTCACCTCAGACGGGGCGGGTTCGACGACTCTCCGTATTGTCGGAGACGGATCTCTTTCTTACTCCTCAATCCATAAGGATCTCGGATACGACGATGAGTCCTCGACCGCGGGCCTGGCTCAAGTCTCGACTTACGTCTTCGGGGGGATCGCACGTTTGGTTGAGCCCTTCCGGATTCATAAGGGATACGGGACGAATGTCACGGGACTCGACTCGGAGAGTTTCCACCGGGCCTTTCCGCTCCGCGGAATTACCGAGGGTTATCCTGATCGCTTCTCCGTTATCCATGAGACCTCTGACGGACTTATTACGGTTCGGATGAATCGCTACCCCGATGTTCGGACGCGACTTGAGATCGAGCGCGTTGCAATTCCGCGGGACTTGAAAGATAACACCTCATCCGTCCCTCTCGTTCCCCGGAAACATGTTGATGTTCTCGAAGATGCGGCGACTTTCCGAATCATGCTTCTGAAGTCAGACGACCGGGCGAATATTTACATGAATCTCGTTCAAGGGACCTTGAAGAGTATGATCTCTCAGCATAGAGGCGGACTCGTTAGGACGGGAAAGCATTTCGGTCAGGTCATTCCGAGAAAGGAGATGCTCAACCGCGAGCGTCCGAACTTCGTCATCTCTCCTTATTCGGAACCCGCGGCTGTCTCAGGAACGGTCCAGACGCTCATTCAAGAAACTCTCTCGTATGAGGATTTCACTGCGGCCGGTCTTACCCGAGAAGTCACCGTCCGTACTCTCGCCGCGAATCGGACTCTCTTCTCAATCCTCGTTAAACACAATACGGCCTTCTCCGGAGGTTCCGTCTCCTCCGTCGCTCTCGACATAGGGATCACCGGAGACGCGGATCGTTTCATCACCTCCTTCTCCGTCTCTCAGGCGGTCTCCGCTACCGCGCAGGACTCCGTCTTGACGGTTTATTATCCCGGAGTTGCGACAGCGATTACGGTTACTGCGACCGCGATCGGGGGTGATCTTAATACGCTCACCACAGGCTCCGTTGACCTTTACTTCCTTGAATCGATCGTGGGGTAATTTATGCGCCTTTTCGTCCTTCTCGTTCTTTTCCTTATCGCGGCCCGCAGTGATGCGCAGACTCTTCGCGGGGATATGGTCCGGCTTAACCCGACCTCTCTCGCCGCTGTCTGCTCTCCCGGAGATCTCCGTGTGAGTTCCTCTGATTATTCGCTCCAGGTCTGCGGTCTCCTCAATCTATGGTCCGGCGGTCTCCTCGCGAATCCAATGACGGCGAACGGGGATTTAATTACGAGAGCGGGAGGAGTTCCTTCGCGTCTCGGGATTGGAACGACGAATTATGTCCCCCGCTCCGGCTCCGCAGAAGAAAGATTTGGGAGCCTAAGACTCCCCTTTTAGGAGGACGTTTTGGCCCAGTTCCGTACTACCGCTGACATTATCGATGCTGCTCT